ATGGATACGGTTCTTTCTTAAGCGGCGATACTTTAGACAGATCACAAGATTCCATCTTAAGAAACTCTCAGAGTCAAAAAAATGCAAGTGACGAAGACGGTAAAAAAGTTACAGTTGGCTTGGCCCAAGGTGGAACAGCACCTGCAGATAAAACTAAAGCCAGCACTCCAGCTATTGTTAAATTTTTTAAAACATTAACTGGTACAGCTAATAATGGTGGTAGTGGTTTAGATAGCGAAGCTACTCGAGCTGCTAGATTGTGGCACGATACTGTAACACGCAGTGACCAAAATATGCAAAATATTGATATGGAAATATTAGGAGATCCTTACTATATTATGTGTAGTGGTACAGGTAATTATACAGCCGCTCCAGGTATTGCTCCAAGTATTACCGCAGATGAAACTATTAATTTTGAAGATGCTGAGGTATACATTTCTATTAATTTTAGAACCCCGATTGATATAAACCAAGCAACTGGTTTGTATAATTTTAAAGGTGTGGACCAGTCAGTTCCGCTGTTATCGTGGAGTGGCCTATATAGAGTTACCGACGTTATTAACTCATTCAGCGGCGGCGTATTTAAACAAGTTATAAGTGCGGGCAGGATGCCTTATCAAGAAGGCGGCACAGAAGCTACTGGATCTCAAGTTTGGGGTATAAATGAAAATCCATCCAACCCAAACACTGAAAAACGTGAAACAGGTGATTTATAATGGATGCATTTTACAGTTCAAAAAACAATGAAGAATCCCGCCCAGGCCCATATCTTGCCAAGGTTGTAAATCATCTCGATACAACTTATATGGGAAGTTTAGAAGTAGAAATATTACGCGAAACAGGAAACACAGCAGAAGAAAGCGAAGTACACCAAGTAAGGTACATGAGCCCGTTTTACGGAGTTACTGCTAACTTCCATTTATTATCAGATGATTCTTATGCTAGTACGCAAAAATCGTACGGAATGTGGATGGTTCCTCCTGATATAGGTTCGACGGTAATTGTAATTTTTATTGACGGAGATGCCAAGCGTGGTTATTGGATAGGTTGCGTTCAAGACGAAGGTATGAATTTTATGGTGCCAGGTCTTGCAGCCACTCAGAAAGTTGTAGAAGATGTTGATCCCGACAAAGCTGGTAAGTATGGTCGCGTGCCAGTAGCTGAATATAATAAAAAAGCTGATAGAGATGTAGATCCTAATGTTACTAACACACTTAAACCTCGTCACCCGTTTACAGATGCGTTAGAAAGTCAAGGTTTATTATTAGATGATATTAGGGGGATTACATCTAGTAGCGCACGAAGAGAAGTACCAAGCATGGTATTTGGTATCAGCACTCCAGGCCCTAGAGACAAGCAACCTAATGCACCAACCGGAGAAATAGGCCGCAGTGGAGCAACTGTTCCTAATGCTTTTACTAGTAGATTAGGTGGTACTACGTTTGTAATGGATGATGGGGATGATAGATTTTTACGTAAAACTCCTGCCACTGAAGGCCCTCCGGAGTACGCTAGTTTAGATGCAGAAGAAACAGACGGCAAAGTAACTATACCTCATAACGAATTAGTTAGAATTCTTACCAGAACTGGACACCAGATATTATTACACAACAGCGAAGATCTAATTTACATTACAAACTCAAGAGGTACAGCTTGGATAGAATTAAGCAGTGATGGTAAAATTGATATTTTTGCGCAAGATAGTATTAGTATTAAAACTGACAAAGATTTAAATTTATACTCTGGCCGGGATATTAATATAGAAGCAAAACGTAATTTCAATGTTAAAGTCCACGAAGAAATGCACACTCATGTTCTTAAGGATCATATTTTAATTGTAGACGAAAATCAAAAGATCCATGTAAAGATGGATGTTGATAAAACATACGATCAAAAATATACTCATCATGTTAAACAGGATGTAAACAAATTGTACGATCAAAATTATTTGCAACGTGTAGTGGCGAATGTGGATAAAAAGTTTGACGGTAGCCTTAAAACTAAAATTGGAACATCTGAAGATAGATCAATTGGTAATGCAGTTACTATTAGCACAGGGTCGGGATATAAGATTACAGCTAGCTCTACTTTTCAAGTTAAAGCATCTGGTACTAATATCGATGGCGGCCAAATACATCTTAACTCTGGAAACTTTGGAGGCGCAACAGCCGCAACTGCTGCCGCAGCATCGGAAGCAACCTTGCCACAACGTTTAAAGTTACATAAACTGTCTGTTGAAACAGGCGAGTATAACGAAGCAAAATTACCTCCTACAATAATGCGTAGAGTTGTTACTACAGAACCGTATGTATACCATGAAAATTTAGACCCAGTTAAAGTCAAACCAGATCAGACCGATAGAGACATTGATGGTAGGTATGAGGATACTGATGCAGAACAAACATCGGCACAAAGTGATTTTACTGAAACTATGATGGAACCACCTGAATTATGGCAGAAGTATACAACAGCAACGGATACTTTTATAATTCAACCGCCTAAAGCAACAGCGGAAGAACAACAAGATACACCAACCGACCTCGGAGACTTTTACGGATAATGGCTTCAAATTCAAACTTATATAAAAAAATTACGCTCCCTGCGGCGCAACAGGCAGACACTCTCGGGTCAAAAAAATACAGGGGATTCAGTACTGTAAATACCACTACTGAGAACTACAGTCTGTTTGATTACGAGTTAATTAAACAGGATTTGTTTAATCATTTTTACACAAGACAAGGCGAACGCTTGATGAATCCTACATTTGGAACTATTATTTGGGACCTATTGTTCGAACCCTTGACCCCGCAAATCAAAGATTTAATTACTCAAAATGTTAATACAATCATTAATTACGATCCAAGATTACAAGCAGATAATGTCGTAGTTACCAGTTATGAACAAGGTATTCAAATTGAATGTACACTAAAATATCTGCCCTACAACATCCAGCAGAGCCTACAATTAAGGTTCGACCAAGCCAACGGATTGTTAATGCAATAAACTGCGCACATTATCAATCCAAATAAATACTGTTATTAGGATACGATAATGAGTTCAACAGATAGACAAAATAACCTGTTAATCAGCGAAGACTGGAAGAAAGTTTACCAGAGTTTCCGTAATGCGGACTTTCAAAGTTATGACTTTGAAAATCTTCGCCGGACGATGATTACATATCTACGCACTAACTACCCTGAAGATTTTAACGATTACATTGAAAGCTCAGAGTATTTGGCGCTGGTTGATCTTATCGCTTTCTTGGGACAAAGCATTGCTTTCCGTGTTGATTTAAATTCACGTGAAAACTTTCTAGAACTTGCTGAACGTCGAGACAGCGTATTACGATTAGCAAGATTAATCAGTTATAATGCCAAACGTAACATTCCAGGGCAAGGATTACTTAAATTTTCTACAGTAAGAACAACAGAAACTGTAGTTGATAGTAATGGACGAAACTTGGCAAATCAGATTGTTACTTGGAATGATCCTGCAAATGCCAACTGGTATGACCAGTTTATTAAAATAATTAATGCAGCCATGCCGTCCACACAACAGTTTGGCAACCCTTCTGCTAAAGACACTATCTACGGAATTCCTACAAGCCAGTATCGTTTTAACGGATCTAATAATGATATTCCAGTTTACAGTTTTTCTAAATCTGTTGCTGGACGCACAATGAATTTTGAAATTACCAGCACAACATTCTCCGGAGAAAATTATATCTACGAAGAACCGCCTAAAGTCGGCAATCGACCTGCATGTGTTTATAGAGATGACGGCCATGGCGCCGGTGCAGCAGGAACTGGATTCTTTTTTAATTTTACACAAGGTTTATTAACAACAGGCTTGTTTACAATCACTCAACCTAGCACTAACGAAAGTGTAGATATTGCAACTACTAACATCAATAACAATGATGTGTGGTTATATAGATTAGATAATAATGGTGCAGAATCTGAATTATGGACTAAAGTTTCTGCATTGACAGGCAACAATATTATCTATAATAACCTTAATAAAAATATATCAAACATTTATACAGTCGTAACTAGAGCCAACGATGCAGTTAGTCTTGCATTTAGTGACGGCACGTTTGGAACATTACCTCTAGGAACTTTTAGAACTTACTATAGAACTAGTAATGGATTGTCTTACACAATTAATCCAGCCGACATACGAAATGTTGCAATTAGTATTCCATATACAAGTAAAAAAGGACAAGTTGAAACTCTTACAATAACACTATCATTGGCAACTAGTGTTTCTAATGCAAGCCCGTCAGAAACAAATGCTAGTATTAAAGCTAATGCACCTGCAAACTACTACACACAAAATAGAATGATTACCGCAGAAGACTATAATATTAGTCCATTGTCTGCAAGTCAAGAAGTTGCAAAAATTAAAAGTGTTAATAGAACTGCCAGCGGCATTAGTAGATATTTTGATTTAAAAGACCCTACGGGGAAGTATAGTAGCACTAACTTATATGCCGCTGACGGCGCATTATATCAAGATTCTTACATTCAAAAATTTAAATTTTCTTGGAATACAAAAGCAGATATTGAAGGTGTTATTAAAAATTCTATCTTAGATATTTTAAAGAAATACGATTTGCGTAATTTTTACTATGCAAATAATATTACATTCTTATCAACTAGTTTGCCTATTGCATGGGTTCTTAATGCGCAAGCCGATAGTAATAGTTGTACAGGATATATTGGTGATAAGATTGATCCAAGCCAGAGGTATCCGGTAGGATCGAGCTACACTGCTACAGATTTAAAATATTTTACACCAGGCGCCCTGATACAATTTATACCACCGGATAACGGAAGTACATATTTTGATACAAATAATTCAAATGCACTTGGTACAGGTAGTACTAATGTTCCAGGCGCGGCTGAATATCTATGGGCAGAAGTTATTGGGGTATATGGAAATGGTGCGGTAGGCGACGGCCCTATAACACTTAATAAAGTTATACCAACAGGAGCTCAGATATACAAGTTGATTCCTAAACTTTCAACATCATTATCTTCTTCCGTTATCAACGGAATGATAGATTTGATTTTCAGTAACAGACCATTTGGGTTGCGTTATGATACTGCTTCTCAATTATGGCAAATAGTATTTGAAAGTAACTTAAATCAAACAGCAGCTTTTAGTCTGGCTAATCAAGGAAACATAACAAATAAACATCAAGATTCTAGTTGGATTTTAATGTTTACCACAGATAACGAATATTATACAGTTACTACAAGATTATTGCGATATATTTTTGAAAGCGATGCAGAAGTACGATTCTATTACGACGACAACTCGGACATTTACGACTCGACAACAAACTCAATTATTAAAGATCAAGTTAACATATTAAGTGTTAACACAAAACCTCGACAAGTATATACAGACGATCAAGGTAATGAACAAGTTACACCGGGAACATTACCCTTTACGCAAGATTTAAAATGGGATGTCACTAATAGTTTTAGTGGCCTTGACGGGTATATTGATAATAAAAAGATTGTTGTTAGTTTTGAAGATACCGATAACAACGGAGTTGTTGACAATCCTCAACAGTTTTTAGACATTATTAATACTAACGGCACTGGATACATTGTACAAGAAAAATATACAATTGCCGCGGGCCAAGAAGATTATAGATATGTTGATAATACGAACAATGCTGTAGTTACTATATTAGACACACAACCAA